ATCAGAATCTCAAATCTCAAATCAATCATTGTTGAAATCAGAATCTCAAATCTCAAATCAATCATTGTTGAAATCAGAATCTCAAATCTCAAATCAATCATTGTTGAAATCAGAATCTCAAATCTCATTCATTGATTGTTGAAATCAGAATCTCATTCATTGATTTTCAAATTATTATTCTATACTTCAAATATATTTCATCTTCAAATATATTTGAGAATACAAGTTAAATCAGAAATATTAACAACACAAACAAATATTTGTATCATTGTTGAAATCAGAATCTCAAATCTCAAATCAATCATTGTTGAAATCAGAATCTCAAATCTCAAATCAATCATTGTTGAAATCAGAATCTCAAATCTCAAATCTCATTCATTCATTGATTTTCAAATTATTATTCTATACTTCAAATTATTATTCTATACTTCAAATATATTTCATCTTCAAATATATTTGAGAACACAAGTTAAATCAGAAATATTAACAACACAAACAAATCAAGTTGTATCATTTTTTGAAATTCAAATCACAAACTCCAAATCTCATTCATTGATTAAAACTCAAATCACAAACTCCAAATCTCATTCATTGATTAAAACTCAAATCACAAACTCCAAATCTCATTTTTTGATTGTTTCAAACAATCAGAATCTCAAATGAATCAGAAATCTCTCCAACACAAATAAATCCAAACAAATTCATTTTAAATCACAAAACAGATTCATATTTTAAAATCAATCTATCCATATAAATCAAACTAAGAAATACTATCAAATTTACCCAATTCAAAATTCTTAATATTCACACCAAATAATATTTTTAAATATCTAACAACAGAAACACACAAAGGTTTACTTGATTCTCGATAACATTGGGTTCCTTCACTCACATTAATCAATACTCGATATACATAACTGTCCCTTAATGAACTTGATTCATCAGTTATCCGAAACATTTTAATAATATTTATACAAGTTATATTCATATTATCTGATAAATCAATTATATTTGATATTATTGGTGTTACAACACTTTCTGAGATACTCCTCGTTTCATGTTTTGAATGAAATATTGGACTGATTTCATATTCATGTTCTTCCATTTGCCTCCTTAAAATCGGATAAGCACCACGACATATCAATCCAAATTCAAATATCATCAATAAATAATTGCGAATAATTGATCCATCATGTTCACTTAATTGTGAACATATTTCTTCAGGTGATGTAGGTAGGTTACATATTTTTTCAAGCTTAGAACACAAAGATAATTTAGGTAAATACAATTGAAGTAAACTCATTAACTCGTATGCTTCAGAAAAACTAAAATACCTTCTTCCATCTTTCGCTTGTCTTATCGAAGGTGATTCAAAATAAGCGTATGTCAAACCATCACTTGTAATTCCCATTTCGAGTTCCTCAGGTTCAAACGTAACAAAGTAATTCTCATTGATTCGATAACCAATAAAAATATGTTCTTCAATATTATTATTTATCTGATCTTTTTCAGCATTTGATTGATTCAAAATATAACGATTAAAACCTTCTTTCGCTGTGATTATTTCATCAAAGTATGTTTTTTCTTCAATTGATGTACCTAAAGTAGTTTTTGAATTTAATGAGTAATTCAACCTAGTCATTCGAAAAGGTAGAAAGAATCGAAATGAATTATCTCTCAATGTAAATTGATCTGTGTAATAATAATACCCACCAGCAGATCTCAGGATATCAACATCTGATAAAATTTCAGAAGAAACAAAGGAAAGTGTTTTTGCTTGATAAATATCATTAAAATACATTAAAGCAACACTTTCTTTTGAATCATCAATGTCATCCTTCGATCCAATATTTGGTTTACCAATTGGTGGTAATGGAATATTATCTGATTGTTTTCTTATATAAGAATCTGATTTGAGATATTTAATTGGATGAATATTTGGTGGAATAACTAATTGCCTAGATATGACAAAGTTTTCAAAGTTTTCAAATAATGAGTCGAGTATATCATCAGGTGTTAACATCCATTCATGTATGTTTTTTTCTTTTGTATGGTAATCTGATTCAAACTTTTGTATTTTTTCAAGTATTCTTTCAAATTTATTTATTTTATGCTTGATTTCTTCTATCTCAGCTGTAATAAAAAAATCAGAAATATTCTTTTGTACGAAAGATGAGAATAAGGGATGTTCAATGCTTTTTCTATGAACATCAATGATGGCATTGATAGCATGGACCTTTGGATGTATTTCTTTTTGTAACGAACAAGCAAAGATAATTTGATTTCTTATATCTGATCCTTTTGAAACATTAGTTGGATCATAATATATTTCTTTATGTGGATCGAGAGCGACAGCACTAAAATATGCACGAACATCTTTGTCATAATGGTGCCTCCAAAGAACCCATGAAACATATCGATAACCGCATGTCCAAAAGTCATCGTCATGAAGAGCATCAATTATATCAGGATCACCTTGGTAATACATAAAAAGTCGGCGATATTGGTGATCATATAAGTCTGAATTTGAATGAGTTAAATATTTAAGTTCCCTTGGATCTGGTTTGGGTAACAAAGAATGAAGAACCATGTAATCAATAAGTTCCGAACTGAATCTACATATGTTTTTTGATGTAAAATAATCGATTAACTGAACAGTTGTATGAAAAGATATATCATAAAACCTTGTTTCTGCTAGGAGAACCGAACGTGGGAAAGAAATTACTTTTGAAAAGATAGCTTTGAGGTGCAGCACCATTTATTATGTTAAATAAAAAGTATAACATTAGAATATTCTAATGTTATATGTAGGAAATAAATAAATAAATTTAGATATACTTGATGTTAAAATGTTGTTTTGAATTTGACAATGATTGTTTTGATTCGAATCTTGTTCGAGTGATTGTTTGAAACTTTAACTTCAAATATCAACAAGGTTGAACAGGTTCAAACCCAGACAACCATTTGTCAACAAAAATATTTATTTTAGGTTCAAGTATTTTGTTCCAATATCTATGATCCATGTTAAATCTTTGAACAAATACACTTTCTTCGATTGGACAATAAACAATGTAATCACACCATTTTCGTTCTAATACTTTCATATTAAATTGCATTTGATCGTAGTGACTCACCCAAATATGACCAGGTATGCCATTTTTAGTATACCATCTTTTATCTTTTTTTAGAGGAGCATACATTTTCTTCGGACATTTAATTTCAATGATTCCGTCTTCTCCAACCGTTCCATCAGGTGAACCACCGATACGCCGGTTCCATTTAGGTACGGCAAATCCAATTTCATCAACCTTACATTCCATTTGTTCTTCATACCATTTCCTCGCTTCAGGTTCAGTGATTGTTCCATATTCCATATTTTCATTTGTAAATCCAGATGGTTCAATTATTTCATTTGCTATTGTTTCTTCTGATTTACCAAAAGTACTGTGACCAACAGCTTTACCTACGTTTGAACCAGTTAAACGATATTTTCTTATTTTTTTCCACTCATCTGTTCTTTGTTCACCAGTAAATATCCAATAATTTCCTTTGTCAATCCAAGACATTTTATATTCCTAACTTATACTTATAAACTAAATAATAAATTCTTTTTGTAGTAAAATGGGAAATTGGAGTTCAACAGAGATCGATAAAATAAGAAGAGAACATGCAAATCAAGCGAGTGAGGTTGGTCGATATTTACCTTATCCAACAATTGAACTTGATGAATCTTTTATTCGTTCACCTAGATTTTTATCATATAGATTAGAATATGTTTCTGCTATAGCTGGATTGTATCTCTTTCATCAACTCATTGGCTCATCGATTATTCCTTCACCTCGTCAAGCAAAACATAAATTATATCTCACTGTTTCACTGAAGAAAATATATGAATTATCAACTTGGGTTGATGAAAATGAATTCTATTATGATAGGATGTTTCCTTTCTTTGCAACACATGATGAAAAATCGATAATCAAAACAAAAGATGTTGTTCGTTTAATTTTAAATGTTCCACCTGATTATCCTGTATTTTTCCTGGGTAGTCGTAGTGATGTCTTGGTTTGGCCATCAAGAATCTATTTTTCAAATGAATCTATCAATGAATGTTCTGATATTTCTGTTTCGATCGTTCCTTTGTCACCAAGCACAGTTGTTTTTAATTTGTTAAATCCATTTAATTTTGCACCAAAGCAATTTATAACACAATATGAAATTGACAAAGAAGAATCTATTTTAGTTCGTTTAATTAACTTTCGTCATCAGTATCTTCAATGGTTATCTGTTTATCATCGTGATAATTGTAGAAATAGTATTTATGTAAACTTTGATGGTGTAAAATACCATTTGTTTTTAACTGGAAATGAAATCGACATAGTCAAAGTAGCAATTTATCCATTTATGCATGAATCATTTGAATTGGATGGAACCAAACTATCTTATGTGAATAAGAAAAGAAAATATTCTGCAAGTAATTTGAAGAATATTGGTGCTTTATCTAATTTATATGATTTAAATTTGAGCGTTGTGAGTATTGGTGGAAATAACTATGAATTAAAAATTGATGAAGCATCAAACTTTATTATAATAAACATGAAGAGAAACTCTGATAATTTTATGTTACCTATTAAAAATAATATTATATCTGCTTATGGGTTGAATCCAAGAGTTTTTATTCAAACATATTTTAATTGATTTGAGATTTAGGAAATAGATTAATTGTTTTTAATCGAAATGTGAGATTCATTGATTTTTAAATTATTATTTTGTGTAGTTGAAGATGAAATATTTCTGATGAAAGAAAGTTAAATCAGAAATATTAACAACACAAACAAATCAAGTTGTATCATTGTTGAAATCAGAAACTCAAATTTCATTCATTGATTTTCAAATTATTATTCTATACTTCAAATATATTTCATCTTCAAATATATTTGAGAATACAAGTTAAATCAGAAATATTAACAACACAAACAAATCAAGTTGTATCATTGTTGAAATCAGAAACTCAAATTTCATTCATTGATTGTTTGAAATCAGAAACTCAAATTTCATTCATTGATTGTTTGAAATCAGAAACTCAAATTTCATTCATTGATTGTTTGAAATCAGAAACTCAAATCTCATTCATTGATTTTCAAATTATTATTCTATACTTCAAATATATTTCATCTTCAAATATATTTGAGAATACAAGTTAAATCAGAAATATTAACAACACAAACAAATCAAGTTGTATCAT